TACACCTTCAAATGTTGAACCAGGTGCATATACTAATCTTTCACCAGTTTCAAAGAAATGATCCTTTATTGTGAATATGCCCGTTGATGGATCTAAACTTGCAGTATCTGTTGGATTAAATTGTTTCTGGAATATAGGTGTTAAATCACTTTGAAGAACGAAACTTGTTTTATTAGATCTTGAACCATTTAATGCATCATATTGTGATATTAATAAAGATTCTGAAACTGTTCCATATTGTAAATTAGGTGGTGTATTTAATAAATCAAGTTCACTATAGATTGCTTCTGTAAATACCTGTACTTGAACACTATTAGTTCCACCAGTATAAAGAGGATCTGGATGGAAGTTAAGATTCAAATCATTACCAACTAATGTTGAAGAAAATGTTCCTATGCCTGATGTACTACCTATTGATAAGAATGGATACTGAACAGAGTGTGAGTCAGTAGAATCATGTGCAACTAAAACTTGATGAAGAGCACTTGTAGATCCACTTGAAACTCTTACAAATCCCTTAAGTGTAGAAATCTTATTCTCTAAAAATGTTGCAATTGTAGATGCTGTTGATACATTTGAGAAGTTTGATTCAAATCTAACAGTTTTTTCAGTGCCATCCAATTGACCTGAGTTTTTAAATCTATATGTTCCAATACCTGATGCTGTTGTACCAATACCAATTATTCTTGATCTAACTAAAACTTCATTTGGTTGATCATTTTCAAATTTTAATGATAGAATATTTGAATTAATTTCTGAGGTAAATGTTCCTATAAAATTAGATATTGCAGCATTCTCAGTATCTGAATAAAATTCTGCAATGTATGAAGATGATCCATCATGTGTTAGATATAAATCAACAAAATTAGTTTCATCAGTATTAAGATCATTTACTTCAATAGATGCAAAAAATGCGTCTGTATTGTTGATATCAGTTGATATTATTGTAGAAGTAGTTGCTGTTGCTACTGTGGTGTTTATACCAGATAAGTTTATGAAACCTATTGACTGAGTTCCAATACCTGTTAAATTTGTATTAAATGATGTCTGAAGTATCTTGATGTCATAATCATTATTTTCTGGGTTATCTGGAGTAAATTTCAAAGATACATTCTTAGATGTATCCATTTGTCCAAGTAATGTACCTAATTCTAATGGAGTTGTGTGAACTTTTGCTCTCTCAGCAGTGTACATATTCAAATCATCTTTAAATATGATAATGTCTGATATTTGAGTATTTCCAGTATTTGGATCTTTAATCTGTATTAAGAATGTTGCATATCTTGCATTTATTGATAAATCTAAAAACTGAGTTAAAGTTGTAGCAGTGCTCTTAAATAATGAACTTATATCATCTATCTCTAAAACACGATTTGTTTTACATTCAATGTAAGGAGATAGCTTTGTATTTTTTAATTTAAGGAACTTAGATTTTCCAGCATCTGTATCAATATCTAATGCAAAATCAAAATTATTAATCGTATCAACTCTCTTCTGATCTATAAAGTCTAATGCAAGAGTATCTGCAAAACTTGAGGTTGTAATACCTGCATTGGTAATGGATGTTATTCCTACATCTGCAAAATTCTTAAGTCCACTGGTATGAAGTAATCTATTTACAGAACTGACTAAAGTATCATAAGTTATTGAACTTTTTACACTATAAGATAAATTTTGATAATAATCATTATCTGGAACTCTTTGATAATCTTGACTTAATTTACCAATATCATCATTCCAACCCTGATCCTGTCTTAATGAATAACTTATATCAAATCTTCCAGAATTTTTTGATATATTATTGATTGTTGCTATAGTACCAGATACAAATCCTTTTATGAGTTGACCCCTAACCAAATTAAAAGCACCAGGTGTTAATTCTTCAATTTTTATAAACTCATTAGTGGATATAGAAACTTTTAAATCTACAGGGATATATGAAGTTCCTACAAAAGCTAATAATTTTTCACCAACACTAAACTTAGAATTTTCCTGAGTAACTTTAAATTGTGGATAATCATCTTTACTTATTACAGTTCCATAAGAATTTTGAATAGTTTTTGCAATGCCTGGATCTGAAGTAACATTAGATAAATTAAAACTAACTGTTGCAGGATTAGTATTACTTACAGCTGTTACTTTGAAGAACTTAAATCCATTATCATCGGAATTAAATCCTGTTCCAGTATTTCCATGTTTTTGAAGACCCTCTACAAATATCTCTTCATCTACTGCAAATGGTGGAGTAGAAAAACCCAATACAGGAGTTACTAATGTGCATGTACATAATCCAGCAGAAGCACCTGTTGCAGTGTATACTAATCTATTAACTGTAGACCCATTATCGTTATTTACTGCAAATATTTCATGTGTTATTGATTGTAACCCTTTAGGTGGTACAACAATATCTACACTATTTAAAGAATTACTTACGATTAAAGCGTTTAATGTAGCAGAACCAACTTCCTCTCTGGTAATTGGATTAATAATTTTCAAATCAGGTGGTGAAGTATAATTTCTACCACCTTCAATTACTTCGATATTTGATATAGTATCAGCATTTATTATTGAAATAACAGGAGAAATAAATGCTTCAGGTTTAAGAGTTGGATCTGATGAATATTCAAAACCTGGATTTAAAATTCTAATATCATCTACTCTGTTTATATTTGATGAATCTGGTAATAATGTAGCGTTTGTTCCTTGTGTAGATGCAACACTTACAAAAGATGGTAAACTATCATATCCTAATCCACCAAAATCAATACTTATTTTATCAATAGGACCTTTTGCTCTTGGTGATTTTGTAGAATATTTTAATACACTAGTTTCTGCTGATGTATATGATAGTTTTTCTGGAACTTTTGGTACTGATATACTGAAAGATGTATATGATACACCCACAAGAGGTGGAACATTAAATACTGAATATTCCCCATCATAATCACTATTTAAATAATAAATTTTATTATAATTAACAACATCTGTATCAGAAGTACTAATAAAACCAGATTTTTTAATATTATAGTATAAATTTAAAGAATTATTATCAGAGTAATTAAGTGTAACGGTTGCAGTAGATGTAACACCAACTGTTCCTACACCTATAACCTGAAGATTGGTTGTATTTCCAACTGATACAAATTCATTCTTATAGTCTTTATCGTGGTAAATATTAAGTTCATATCCTAATAAAGATGTATGTCCTACTCCAAATACTAAATTATTATCTCTTATAACAGGTATTGGAGGATTAATTAAAGAAAATTCATGCTTACTTCCTGTAGCACCACCAGTTGAAGTTAATTCAATAATGTTGGCTGGATTACTATTAACATCATCATAAGTTTCACCCAATTTAAAATTATTATCATCAACTTTAAATACATAATAAGATTCCTGATTTGTCAAACCTTCTGTTACAGAAGTTGAAATATATTGAACTTTATCACCAGTATTTAAATTATGAGCAGTAGAATTAAAGTTATTAGATGCAGTCGTAACTCCACTAGACGCAACAGTAAATGGATTAACTAGTAAATTATGAGTATCTGAATCAAATCTAAGATCTATTTGAGTTGATGTTCCTATTCCAACTGATTGATTGGGATTAACAGATAAATTTATAACATCAGTATCACGTAAACCATGTGCAGTTGATACTGAAACCACTGCATCAATTCTCTGTAAAGTTCCAGTTACTTGATCAAAATTACTCTCAAATAGATATTCAAAACTACCATTTCCAACAGTTGTGTCACCAACAAATGCCAATCCATCAGAGGTAGTCGTTAATCCAACCTGAGTTACAATACCAATGTAATCTTTAGATTTTTTGATGACATATACGTCCTGACTATTTCCTGTTTCTGGTATATTGAATGTTGTTACTCCATCATCTTTAGAAACTGTTAGTGCATATCCTACTTGACCTTTAAATTTACCTGGTTTTGTTAATGTTACTCTTTGATTTGTTTTAAATGGATGATTTGGTAGTCGTATACTACGAGTTGGAGTTGAAACAACACTTACTAAATCACCTAATGTTGATGTTGCAGTTGATCCTAAACCAACAGCTGTACCCACACCAATTGACTCATGTGGATTGAAATATACTTGATCATTTAATTTTGAATCAAATACTTGAGTTTGAAGTGGAATATTAAAGAAATTAGGTATAAGAGAAACTGGTGTTGATACAGAATGTATACCACTTGATAAACCTCTTTGAACTCTCAGTATATTATTTTGGGTAAATGTATTTAAAACAAGTAATTTTTCTGTGCCTATACCAATACTACTACCAATAGAAATATTTTCTGGTATATTTGCAACATAAATGTCAGTTACAATACCAGTTGTCGTTGAATTTGGAACTTCTTGATATAGAACTGTTTGAGCTGTATCAATACCAATTTTATGTGATCCTGCTAGTCCTTTAATAGATGTTGTACTTAAACCTGATATTACGACATTATCATGTGCATTTAAACTAGGAGCAGTTGAAATATATGCTGCTACATGAGATGGATCTCTCCAAATAAAAGTTGCATTGTAAGTATCAACAGTAGTATTGATTGATTCTATATTTTTACCAGATATACTTCTAACAGATACACTTAAACCACCACCATTTGTGTTTGTATTATCAAATATTGCAGAATCACCAACTTCATAATTATCTCCAGCATTAATAATTTGGATTGAATCTATAGATCCAGCAGTAGTAGATTCTACAATGGTTGATTGTTTTGTTATTTCATTAGATTCAACAATAAAATCATTATCTGCAAATTTATCAGAAACTTTATATGGATAAGTGTTACGTATTAAATTGGAATTACCAAAATCAAATGTTGTTTGATTTGTATTAAAGTTTTCAGTTAATGGATTTGCTCTATAAGTATCACCAATAAAATATGGGAAAACTGGTAATTGTGAATTGGAATTAATTCCTACAAAATATGCATATGTTCCATTAGGAAATTCTGGGGTTCTTCCATACCTACCATTATGTTGATCTAAGTCTCCTGCATTAGTAAATCTATAATCTTCAACAAAAAATCCATTACTGAATTGGTTTGGTCTATTAATAACACTATTTGGATCTAAAATATATCCAGAAGTTAGTATTTTAACAGCCGAATTATCATCTGTTGAATCACTATATCCATAAGGTCCATATATTGGATTTCCATCATATGCCCATCCAATTATTGGTGAATGACCTGAACCATCATCACCGAAAGTATTTTCTCCAATTTGAGTGGAATAACCAACCATAGAATATTGGAGTTTATTATTTGTCTCAAGTAATGCTTCACTTCCATATCTTTCAAATGTGTTTACAGTTAATGGTCTAACACTTACATCAATTTTTGATCCACTTCCTGGTGGAATAACTTTAATTTCTGTTTTATCTTGTTGGTATTGTAAACCACCTTCTAAAATAATTACCTCTTCAATTCTACCACCCCTTACGACAGCTCTTAATTTTGCACCAAGTCCAGTTCCTATTCCTACCACCTCTAAATCGGGTGCAGAGGAATATTCTCTACCCTTTGTTTGTATTTCAACTAAAGTAATCTTACCGTCTGTTACAATCGGTTTTAACTCAGCATCTTTACCAGTTTTAATTTTTACATCTACAGATTTTTCAAGATTTAATATGTCAGAACCATAACCAGATCCTTTATCATACAATAATATATCAGTAATAGGTCCTCTAACAACAGGAGTTGCAGTAATTATTCCCACACCTGCATGTGCTAATTCGTATTTTAAATTTAAAATAATATCTGGATATTTAAATACTTGGAAACCTGTTCCCTGATCTGAAAACTTAATATAATCCTTTCTTTCAAATTCTGTTGTTATAGTTCCACCAAGACCAGCATTTGTAAGTCTAAATGCATCATCATTTACTTTTAATACTTTATAAAAATTAGTGGTAGTGGTGATACCAGTTGATGTAGATAATCCAGAAATTGTAGTTGGTAATGTCGATCCTATACCAACAGCAGTTGCATAAACAATATTATCACCATTCTTAAATCCATGATCATCAAAATGAATAGTATTTGTTACTGTATTAATTCCTGTTGGTTTTACAAATACCTGTCTATTTTCATATCCACTTCCACCATCTATTACACGTATATCTTTTAAAGTTTTTTCATCACTATATAACTTAAATTTATGTACACCTATTTTATTAGTTGTTGTAAATCCAACAGTGTTTATACCTGCGTTTAAATCACCAAGAGTTTGATATAATTTTATTGTGCTTGTATTTACAACTTCTGGATAATAAGTAGATGTGTTTACAAGAGTTGTAGTGCCTACACCAACAATAGATGTTCCTGCATCTGATCCAGTAAACGAACCTATACCTAAAGGTGGATTATCATTTCTATCATATACAAGTGGTTGTCCACTTATAATATTATGTCTATCTTGGAAAGTTATAGTTTCATTTACATTATCAACACCTCCAGAGTCTGACATTAATCTAGCGTCAAAACTTATTTCTCTTTTTCTTTCAAATAAAACTGGTTCTAAAATAGCACCATCACCATTACCACCTTCGATAGTTGCAGTTATTACTCTATTGATACCAAAGTTCTGTGGATCAACTTGAACATCACCTATACTACCAGAAAGCACAGGTCTAATTAAAGCAGTTGTATTTCCAACACCTGGTCCTGACAATGTTATTTCTGGTGGATTTATTACATCATAATCCTTTCCACCATTTAATAATGTAACTCTATCTAATGGTCCAAAATAAATTTTATCTTCTGATTTATAATTTGTTACCTCAACACCATTAACTAATAACCCTGTTGATCCTGATATTGTCTTAACAGATGTTGCATTTGATAGATTTGGGTTAAGAGGAAACTTTTTAAGTAATTTTTGTGATGCTATCTCTTGTTCGAGTATTCCAACTAAAGAAAAAGTGTGTGTACCAGATCCTGGTTGTAATGCTTCAAATTCAATAAAATCAGATATTGGAATAAATGATCTAGAACGATATAATCTAATTTGGTTTGTATTTGATAAAACTTCAACGAAATATGAACCTTCTGGTAAATTTGGTAATACTGTGCCTTGTGCAGTATAAAAAACTTCATCACCAGTTATAAATGGAACTGGATTTGGAAAAGATATAATACTATATTTTAAAGTATTTGGATTATATCCAGAATTTGGTAATTCATTTCCAGCAACAGCTTCTGGTATTATTGATTTTGGTAATTCTGTAGTTATTTGATATGATGGTAAAGAATTGGATGCAACATAAAATTCACTTGAAGGTGGAATATCATTATAAACATTAGTTACATCTGTTGTAAGAATATTTTGACCAAAATCTATATCTGTTTTTGTGCTTGAAGCACGATTAATAACTCTTCTTAAGTCATACTCTCGATTTGGATCTGGTAATACTGTGATATTGGATAAAAGTGTTAAATTGTTTATTGAAATAGTTGATGTGTCTTTATCAATATTACCAACTGTACCAGTAGCAACCACCTCCTTTTCATTTCTGAATAATACTTCAATATTATCACCAATTTTTAAACTTGATTTGTCTATATCTCTTGTAGTTAAGACAATATTAGCACCAAATATATTTTTAACTATAAATCTTGAAGATGTGTTATAAATCCACGAATTAGCAAATATTTGTTTCTTCGTTCTATCCTCGACTGGATTAAGTATTTTTTCACCAACATTTCTAACTGTTATATTCTCACCCTTTGTTAATAAACGAATATCCGAAGTTGGAACAAATTTAGATAATACACCAGTTAGTCTTAATTTTACTTCCTTTGTTAAATCACCATTTTCATATCCATAATAAAATTCTTCTGATCTAATATCATCAGTTGAAGTTATAACACCTACAATATTCTGACATCCAAAAAATTGATTGACTGATTTATCATTATAGTAGATATTTGTACTAATTCCAGATACTAATGTTCCAGTAGCACCAAATCCAACAGTAGAATCAACTGTTATAACAGATGATCCTACAGAAACATTACCAATTACCTTTGTTTTGGGAGTTACACTAAATGTACCTTCAATTAAATCAACATCATTAAATCCAACAAATAAACCAATTTTATAATATACCTTTCCTTTCCTTGTTAATGGTTCAACTTCGGATATTGATGCTCTTGTTGCACTATCAGTTGATTTTATAATTGTTTGACCAACTAAATGGATTGGATTTCCAGAAAGTGCTTCAGCAAGAACCACTTCTCTTCTTATAAACTCTGCTGTTGATGGTTTTATTAAATATTGCTCTAAATCTAAAATTTTAGGAGTTTCATTATATAAAACATTGAATAATATTCTAAATGATTCTTCTGTACCTTTTGATTGATATAATGACTTTGAATTTTTAATAAAATTACTTACATCTAGATTATTAACAAAATTAACGTTTTCTAAACCAGGTGTAAGTGATTTTTTTGTCTTTTTATAAAACTCTTTAAGAAAAAGTGCACTTAAATTAACAACAGTAGCATCATTTTCATGATTAATTGCTAATGAGTCTGAAAATACTAATTCTGAAGGATTATTTTCTGCATGATAGGTTGTTATACCACTAAAACCACGAATACAACCAGTAAAACTATTAGTAGTAATACCAGTATATGTTACAACTTCATTTTCAATCTTAAAAAGACCAAATTCTTTTGGAAAACCCTTTGTACTATTAACATTTACAGTTGTTGAAGTAGTTGTAATACCACTTGTTAACTTTGTTTCCCCTACAATAACTTCGGGAGTTAAATTATCTAATTTTATGTACTGATCAAGATTATCAGTAAGGTCAATCGGACCTCCTTGATATTCCTGAGAAATGTAGTATTGCTTTAAAAAATCGACTGCCTTTGGGCTTTCAGATATTAAAAACTCAGGTACTTGATTTTCAATTATCTGTTGGACTTTGACTCTTTTATCAATTCCAGTGGTTATCATATTATCCTCTTACCAGTGCTCCATTTGCATAACTTGATGTAGTCTTATACCCGACACCAGATATCTGTTCACCAGAAGTAATTGTGTCTTTAACCATATTTATATTGCTATCTCCAACTGCGAAACTCAAATATAAATCTTTTAATCCAATTACATCATTTGATTCAGGAAATGCTTGTATTTCAATAATATTATTATCTCTTTGTGTAGAAGTAATATTCACTGTTGATATGATAACCTCACCTTTCATATAATCAACAATTCCAGCAGAAGCAACAACTAAAGAACCAGAAAATTCAGTATCACCTTTTACGATTGCTAATACACCCTTTCCACTTCCATCTAAAGTACCATCAGTAAGTTTATTTGGTATATCTGTAAAATACACAGTATCAACTTGTCCTTGAATAGTAAATCCAGTGCTTTTTATATTCCTACCTGATGGATTAATGTGGAATTGATTACCATAACATAATTCATACTGAGCAAATTGATTTGTTAGTGCTTTAAGATTTCTTCTAATCTTTACTGTTGTTATGTTTGACGTAATTGCATCATCAATAGTGTCAATTACGTTCAACATCTTACTATACTTAAATCTTCCACCAAATTTATTTAAATCAGTTGATGAAGCATAAGTTATAAGTCCATTTGTGATACTTGTTTTTAACTCAGATACAGTTGTTACTTTTGATTGATCATAGTAAACATTTGCATCCAATTCAACATAAAGTAATTTAAGATCAAGTATTTTCTGATTAATTCCTGCAAGAGTATATCCCTTTAAATTGGATAATATTCCCTGTTTATCAAAATCAGACACAAATTCACCATTTTTTGGTTTTATTGTAATGAATACTGTTCCAAATTCTGGTGGATCTAATTCTTCACCACCAACAACAGAAACTGACTCTGTATTTGGATATATTTGTTGTATTACAGACTCGTAATCTCTTGCTGTAACTGCTCTGTACTGTGATGAATAAAGTCTAGGTGCAAAATACTTAATAGAGTCAATTGACTCAATATTACCCCCATTAGATGCCGCTGTGGTGGTTGTAATTGTTGGTGTAACTGTTGGTAATGAAATTTGATTTGATGAGGATACAGTGCTTCCTGCATATGTAAAGGTAGCAGGACCATTTCCTTCGGTTCCATCCGTGACAATGTAAGAAACACTGATAACAGCATCATTTTCTAACTTTTTACCAAATACTCCATCACCAAATAGTAATTCATACCTCTCATCAGTAATTTCTTGTATTAAGTAAGTCTCTGAAGTATTATTAATATTCAATATATTATCGACTCTACCATATTCTCTTCCCAAACCAGTATCAGAAGCACCTTTTACATAAACTTTGATGGTTGAGGTGTCAATAAATGAATTTTCAAGTATAAATCTTTGATCTAGTGATCCATCTACTATAAAACTCTTTGATAGATATGTTCCTTGATATATGACAATATCATTAAATGATGCAGTGCTACTTACTATATTACCAGATGCATTTACATTCTGAGTAGTTGTCGTTGTAATTGTTTCTGGGATTGAAAACACATATGAAGTATCATTTGCAGAACCAACACAGACTAAACCTGCTTGTAAAGTAAGAGTTGGAGTGTTTCCAGAGGTTGTAACGTCAAAAGAAACCGTTGCTTGTGCAGCAGTCCTTGATCTTGGTACATATCCAATGTTTCGTGCAAGAGAAACGACATTTTCACGCACTGTTGCAGAGTCTAAGAACGACTCATTCACAATCATATTGGAATTAAACGCCGTAATGTACGTATTATATGCTAAAGTGTCGATTAAAACCGAAAAATTAGACCCTTCAAAGTCAAAATCTGTAAAATCTGAGTTTGCACGGAGATAATCCTTGATAGAGGTCTTAATTTGATCGAAATCGAGGTTTGTAAACTTAGTGAAAGGCATTTATCTTGTTGCTTCGAGCATGAATGTGAATTCTTGTGTAGGATTGTCCTGTCCGACTATAGTAAAGAATACAGTTACCTCAAATTCGTAAGTATCTGGTTTTGGTTGTACCTCAACTATCACATTATCTATTCTAGGTTCAAAGTTTTCAAGAGTAATTTGAATTTGGTTCTGAATTACAGACGCAGTACCAAAATCTACGAATTCAAATAGGCTGTCACGAACCTCCGACCCTATTGCAGAGTTA